GCACGCCGTTGAGGAAATACAAGACGTTACCGAGAAACCCGAAGGCATAGCTAAGCTTACGGAAGCGGTAAAAAAGTAATATCCTTACTTCCTATTAATGTGTAGGTGAAGCGGCTGCCGTAAATCGTGGCCGCTTTTTCTATAATTTCCATAAACTCGTTGAAATCCTGCTCGATTTTAAACACTTGACAGCCTTCGCTCCAATTCTCCACGTAGGTGCTGTTTTTGCCTGCCTTATGTATGTTTACTCCAGCGTTCCAAACTTCCTGCTCCTGAACCAAATCAAACTCCATGTCCCTATCGCCATCGCGGTAACCACGAAGCGAGCCGCATTGCCTAAGGGCTTTATATTTCCCCTGGTGCAAACCGATTTCGTGTGATCCGCGATACTGCCCTTCTTTTAAAATGAACACGCCGCCTTTGGCTTTGCCTTCAAGCATGCCCTTTTTCCCCGGCTCGGTTGTTGCTGAGTAAATCTGATAGCACCATTTACCATGCTCCTTCCAGCTTATAGTTATCCAGTCGTCAAATAAGTTGGTTACCTTGCTACCTGTGGAGCTGTTGCGTATGCCTACAATATTAACGTTGTAGTCGCCATTCTCGAACCACTTATAGCCTAACCGTTTAACGGCTGCCTCTACCTCACTGCGCCGCGGTGTCCTCATGGAAGAAGTTTGTTAGAAACTTACCGATTACCCCCGTCACTTGTATGCCAATAGCTAGCGTTGGATGAGAAATATTTAACGCTGCCAATGTGGTAGATAATAATAGCAGGCCGTCGCCTATTTTGCGCCACTTAGCAGGCGTTGGCTTAGCGTAACCTTTAACGCTTGCCTTGGCCTTGGTATGGTTTGCTTGATTCATGTTTATTGCGGTGTTTTTTATGTCGTCCTAGTTTTTTACGCGGCTTAGCCCTGAACGTACTAGCTACAGATTTACTTGCCTTTGCCATTTAATTGCTTGATTTTACGTGCGTAATATATAATCGCAAACATTCCCGATACTATGCCGACAATGGCAAGTACAAACGCTGCAACTGGCTGCCAAGTTTGGGAGAAATGTATTATCGTAGCACTTCCACTTATTCCGGTGGCAATGGCTGCGGTGGTGTCGTTATCTAAGTGTTTCATGATGGGTTAGGTTGTATTATTTCAAATTCTGTTGGTTGCCCTAATATTGGCGTTAGTGATTCGTCAAAAATGATATACCAAAATGGTGGTTCGTTCAATTCTGCATACTGATAATCTACCCAGTTTTGCGTTACGTCATCGGGAGTAACTGGAATACCATAGTAAGCATCACACGCCTCACGTGCGTTAATTGCGTCCTGTTCGGTGGTATATTGGTAGCCGTTAATAAATGCCATAATAAGTGTTTATGTTTGATGATATACCTGTTCGGTTAGATGATTGGCTTGATGTATAAATAATTAATTCTTGTATTTTGCCACCAACACCTTGCGTTCCAAATGTACCTCCACTAATATAGATAGGTAAACTTTGATTGTCTGTATTACCCACTGTTTGTTTTCGATATGTAATCTCGGCATTATTTTTATATAATCTTGAAAATGATGAATTTAATTCACCATACGCTAAATATTGTGTATTATCAAAAAATACTTGTCCATTACTTATAATTCTAGGATTAGATGTTGATTCATAACCGTTACCAAAAAAACCAGCATCTTTTAGTTTCCAATCACTTGCATCTTGTTTGCTCATAGAATTAAAAGCATATCCAGTTACAGGAAGGTCATTACCTGCTGACCACACTTTCATATATTCATTATTAAAGGTCGAATTAAATATACTAACAAATGAAATAGAAGTTGTAAATGAAACATTACTACTTACTAATTGCCATTTTTTTGTGGTATCTAAATTAAAATTAATTGCAGGTTTCCCATTATCTAATATTATACTGCCATTACTAATAATTTGTGGCTGATTTGCAGCCGTTGTTTGTATTGCGTTTTTTGCATTACCACTTTGGTCATACCAAGTTGTAACAAAACCATTCCCACTTCCACAAAAACTTATAAGAGAAGATGTATCCAATACATTACTTACAAATCCGATATCTTGTTCAGTATTATCACTTGACCTACGAACACGAATTGCACTTCCTGTATATGCACTGCGTAATTTTCGCAATGAATAAGATGCAGCAGCATTTGGATAATCATCTAATAAAAATAAATATCCAAAATTTTCACTGCCAATCTTCCCCAACTGCGTAGGCAACTGCCCAGCAAATAACTTATCGCTGAATAACTTTGAATTAAAACCTCTAAAAATACCGAAGTCAGGCATTAATAATCCCCTTTAATTGCGAAAATGTTTACTCCGTCTGTAACCGCAACCGTAATGCCTACCAATACTTTTTGACCGCTTTTCAATTGCAAGTCGCTATATGCCGTTACTTGACGTTGTGAAGTTACCGTTGTACTCGCAGTAATAGCAGGTAGTGAAATTTCATCGTACAACTTAGGGCTTGTTCCGCTTGTGTTGGTGATAAAAATCAACACGCTCGTAGCAGAATTACTTCCAGCAACCTTTGCCCCTATCTGTGTGATTTTTGTGCCGTCAGTTGCAGCAGTTAGCAACTCCACTAAGTTAGTAGTCGTCGCCCCTGTTCTATCTGTTGTTGCAGCCGTTACCGTTACTATTTTAGTTTCGGGTACGAGTGCGAAAATTGGTGATGTATTTGCAGCCATTATTAGTAGTTATAGAATAAATATAAATCTCCACCCGTTGATGGAGGAATGTTTAAGTTAGTCAAGTTAGAACCATCTACCGCAGGTAGTTTAGCATTTGCATCCAACTGCACCAACTTGTTAGCAGCGTTAAATGTGTTGCCTTGTAAGGTTACATTTGCAGACAATCGAGCATCGTTTAATGTACCGCTTGAAATGTTGTTTGCATTTGTTGTGTCTACGTTTGCAACATTGCTCAACCCTACTTGCGATTTTGTAACGCTATGAGGATTTGATGTGTTGCTTATATGCGAACTTAATGTCGATAAATTAGCGGTTATCTGTGCTTGAAGTTTACCGAACGCGACTAATACGCTATCGGTTGCAGATATTATTGCGTTAGTTGCAGTGCTTAAACCTGTTAGCAACAAATCTTTAACCCTTGTAGCGGTGAAATATTGGTTTGTTGTTCCCTCGTTTATGTCGTCCGTATCTAAAACAACTGCCCCAGTTTGTCCGTTAACTGATAAAACATTTCCACTTGCTGCGATGGTGATAGTTTGTAGTGTATCATTGTAAGTAAACGACACATTAGAACCTGCAACTAATGCAGCTTTAACTTTGGTATAAACACGGGTATTTGTAAAATACAATGCCGTTGGATTCTCAGGAATCTCGCTAGTGTCAAGCGTTACGTTCCCGCTTTGCCCGTTTACGGTGTCCACTCCACCTGCTGGACCGCTTGGCCCTTCGATACCAAATAAAATACCGCGATCTATAACCGTAGTTACTACGTAATTACTAGCCGGAAAAATAACCACTACCGACGTAGCTGGCGCATCGTCTACCGTTACATTTGTCGCCCCTGGTATGGTTACTATTACGTCAGCCATTATAAGCTCTTAGTTACAGCGTTAACGAATTGAACGATATTATCTTTATAAATTACGTGCTTGCCACTTGGATAGTTAGAATCGGTAAACACCTTAGTTATCTCCATGCTTAGCATTCCTGCTTCCCATGTCTTAGTAATTGCTCGTGTTAACTTAACGCTGCACTGGTTAACATCGCCTGTAACGGCGTAAACGGTGCCGCTAGTTTTTTTAAACGATACCATTAAATTCTCGTTAAAACGATGGTTATATCTTCACCCGTGTATAATGCTGCGGCCATATTATTACAAATATAACCACCTCAATAATAAACTTAGTTAACAACTACACTTTTGCAACGATAAACCACTTAGTCCCGTCGCTCATAACTGTTTTGGATTCGTACTTACTGCCCAGCGTTGTGCTTGTTCCGTCATTAATTAGAAAAGTTCCTGCGTCAATAGTTACAGTATGATTGGTGTTTGTTTTGATAAATATATATTTTTTGCCCCTCGACTTATCAGCATCGGGTAAATTTACTACCACGTTGCCGTCGGCACTATCACATATTACAAGCTCGTAACCATTTGTAAGCGTATGCGTTCCAACCGCGTAGCTAATTGGCGCGCCATGTTCCTGCAGGTGCCAAACAACTTGCTCGGTACTGTCGTCATATCTTAACTGCGTTTCCCATATTATATTCTGCGTTGGCTGCGAAGTTGGTGCGCCGTCTGCCTCGTTAACTAGGTATTCCAAAAACGTTGCAGGTTGGTGGCTTATTGCAGATTGATAGTTGTTAACCTGCGTTTCAATTAAATTTAATCTGTCGCGCACAATTCCGTCTTGCGTGTTGCCAATTCTTAAGCCCTCGCCTGTCGTTGTGGTGTTAGTGTATACCGGAGCCACTCCCAACCATTCGCCCTCCCACGTGTCAAACCTTGGGTTAAACGATACCCCGTTCAACACCCAAACATAGCCGTCAAAATACAACGACTTTATCAAATGGTAACTGCCTGAATCTACCCAGGTACCTCGAACCACTGGCATGAAATCAGCATACAACGACGACAATCCCACGCCTAGCATTTTAGTAACGGTGCCTTTCGTTACCGAATCCCAACCGCCATAGAACTCATCCGCAATAACGTACTTAGTCCCATCGTTAGCCCATATATTACCTATTCCATATTTGTTGCCGCTGTAATAATATTTAGGATTAATCTGCACTTGCGTGCTGTTTACTGAATTACTAGTGTTTGGCGTAAAATCCTCCGAAATATTCCAAACAAAATCGGGGTTTTGGTAATCGCTAGTTTCTGCAAATGCCACCTGAATACTGCCCCAATAGCTTACGTTAAACGCCGCAGGTGTACTCCATGTGCTTGTTTGTTTTGCAGGTCGCAACAGCTTCGGCATATTGTTTTGATACAGCAAGCTTATTAACGTTTGCACGCTGTCAATTTTTACCTTTAAAATATTATAGCCTGCTGGCGGTGTGGTGCATTGCATCTCAAACTTATACGTCACCCAACTGCCTTGCATCTGCGTAACTCTAACTTTCTCCACCCCATTCGGTACGCTGGTTGCTGTTATCCAATAGCCGTCGCCGTTTAATATTTTAATACCGCCTAAGCCATCTTCGAGCCATATTTTTAATTTGTACTCATAATCAACGCGCGCGTCATTCTGCACCGCTGGAAAGTTGGATTTAACAACTACCTTAATTTTCAAGGGTGCCGCGTCGGGCGTGCTGCCTGTTGGAATTTCTGTAAACTCTGCCTCTAGTGCTGACGTGCTTTTGTTTGGCCGTGTCCGAAATACTGTTGCGGCGTTTATGCGCTCAGTGTCAACTGTCAATAATTTAACAGCAGGCTGATAGTACAATGACGGCTTAGCTGCCCATTGCGGCCGCGCTGGTAGCGTTCCAAGTTGCTGCCTGTGCGTAAGCGTTCCGGTGCCTTGGTAATTAGCTGTGTAATTATAGCGGCGATACGGAAGCGTTACGTCCTTATAGCTCGAAGCATCGTAGAACCAATAGCCACCTTCGGCATGAATAAAACGACAACCAAAAATCTGCATGATTTGCTCTAAGGCTTCTTTGCAGGTTATCATGTTCAAATTGTAATACCAGTTAGCCGCTAGGTCGATTGCCTTCACGTCTTGAAATGGATCGTAATCCTCAAGAAAAGTGTTAATATTAACTCGCAACATATCAACCCCCTTGCGTGTTGCATCGGCTGCATACATGCTCATCGCATCAAACAGGTAATAATCTGATTTTCCTAAATACGGCCAATAATCATGCAGCTCCAATTCATGAAGGCAATTTCTTACTAATACGTTTACCTGTATATTGTCCGAGCTGAACCAACTAGCTTTAACGTTATAACCGTCTAACAATTCCAACCCGTCTACGGCGGTTAGTTTTATTATCGGCTTGCTGTCCAACGATTCACGCAAGCGCTGCATTTGGTCGGCAATAATACGGCCCACAAAAAACAAATCACTTCCGCGCCATACCACCATAGTCCAGTAGGTTTCTGCTTCCGTCTGCAATGATAGGAAATCCGATAGCACCGTACTATTTGGCATAACAAACTCGGCGCTAATTCGGCTAGCCAATACCTGAGAATCCCACCACTTATTACCTTCGCCGTCGCGCTCTAGGCTGAATCCATCAGTCGCTAGTTTTAGCTCAGTCCCTGCCGTAGTGCTGCCCGTTGGCGCGTCGTGTATCTCAACCTTATAGGTGACGTTATTAATGCTTTTAAAGCTTCCGTAGTATTTGCGTGCCATTAACCTCTAGAATAATCGTTGTTATGTCTGTTTAAAACTATCGCCAAATCGCGGCCGCTGATATGCGTGCTTGCAATAAATCCGCCATCGCCTCCGCTCGGTGTTATTAGATCGCGTAATTTATCCAACGGCGCAATTACTTCCGGGTTACTTCTAGCCCCTGGATATTCTCCCATAAGTCCGAGCGTTGGTCCGTATACGATACCACCATCGGCAAATTTTTCAAACTCGGGGCCTTTCTTTAACTGTGCCGTAATAATTGCCGAACCTGCAACCAACGCGACACCTGCCGCAGCGGCTGCCATAGGGTTTGCCAGAATTAATTTTTGGAATGCATCCGAAGCAATTGCCGTGGTAATTAATGCCGAACCGAAGGCTTTCATAAATTGAGCAATAGAAGCTAGTGCAGCCTTACCAAATTTTTCAAACGCGCCCTGTTCGCCTGCAATCATTTCTCCGATTGCAGTACCTAACGCCGTCAAACTATCCTCAATCAAACTCTCAAACGCGCTGTCTATTGCGTTGCGCATATTCTCCAAGTCCTTAATAAAACTAGTGTATTCCGTCTGCGTTTGTATTTTTAGCTGTATGGGCTTCTTAGATATTTCCTTTTCGACTTTCTGCAGGCTGTTGGTAATTTGTAGCCCCATGCTTTTCACTACCTCCGGCTTTATCGGCGTGGTGCTGGCGGCTTGGCCGAATCCGTTTATTATAGCGCTGTAGGCTTTACTTCCAAATATTCTCAGTGATTAAATCCTCTTTACGCTTAGATAAATTAATAATATTGCTATTAAGTTCTATCCATCTATCAGAGTATTTTTTCTCCTCTCCAAGTTGCTTAGTCCGTGATGCGATCGTGTCCTCTATGGCTTTTATCTCAGCGTCACGAAGCGCCTTATCCGTTAACCCTTTACGCTTAGCGTTGGTTATTTGTCGATTGATTATTTCGTCATCAAATGCCCGTATAGCGTCGCCAGTTTCCTTGGCTTTCTTTTTCTGTAATTCGTAAAATTCGTCTGTGTATTTTGAAGCGTACTGGGTTTCCTTGCTTATCTTATTAAATATATATGCAATAGCCGCAATACCTGCAATGACTGCACCAGCGGCGGTAGCTACCAATGCAGCATTATAAGCACGGGCGGCAAGTGTGGCCTGCCCCATTACAAACGTTTCAACTTTTTGAGCGGCTGTTTTTACCCCCACTACTAGCGCGCTCTCGGCCTGCAATGCGTTCTGTATTGTTTGCAAGGAATTTAACAACACCATAACTCCCTGAAGCTTAGCCATGGTTTTCTGCAAATCCTCGGATTCAATACCAAGGGCTGCCATTGAACCCTCGACAACTCCAAACCCTGCGGCCATTGCTTGCGCTCCACCAATTAACGCGTCAAGTTGTCGCGTGTCGCTGGCAAAATATCCAATCTCAGCGCGCATGTCGCCGATATCGTCCTGCATTTTACCAGCTGCGCGAGTAAATTGGTCAGCCATTGCCGCAAACTCCGGCCCCATTGCACGGGCTTCGATTGCCATAGTTTGCAATTGCTTTACAACTCTAGCCGTCGGCTTGCTATTCGCTAGCGTGTTTAATCGGTCTTGAATATCTTTAGCGGCCTTTGCTACATCGGCCGTCATCTCCTTGCCGCCATCGGCAATTAGTTTAATCGCTTTGCCCCACCCTTTTTCAAGTTCGGTAATATCCGCTCCAATAGCTACGTTTAACCTGCTCATCGTGTGTAATTAATTAAATAGTCCTGCGATATCTGATAAACCCCTGCAAAATCCGCTTCGTCGTCCGTCAATTCTTGCTGTCCATCAAACTCAATCGTTTGCGTT